AGGAGGCGTTTGAAACTGGCAAAACCAAGGGCCTCACTGCTCTTGGTCGTGCTTACTATCAAAAACTCACTAATGGCAATGCCAGTGGATTACACAATCGGTCAGCTAAGAAAAAAACTTAAGGAGCAAGGCTGGCTTGTTTGGGGTTTTCAAGAAAATGAAGGCCGCAAGTATTACGCCAAGCATGTATCAACAGGTGAAAAATTTGAGGGCACTTTGGCTGAGTTCAAGTTATTAGCAAAAAACGTTCTTTCACTTTGACCGCATGAACAGCTCGCTTACCGACCTTGGACCAATGTTCAACTATCCAACAGCACCACACAACGGCACGGCAACCAGCCGCGATGCTGCCGAAAGCATCAAGCCACAGGTCAACCGTCTGTGCTCTGAAGTGCTCCGCTGCATCCGCAACAGCCCTAACGGCATGACTTGCGACGAGGTAGAGGTTGCGCTCGGCATGCCGCATCAAACATGTAGCGCACGGTTCCGCGATCTTGCCAAAAGCGAGCCGCCGTTCATTGTCAAAAAAAGGGCATTTGACGGCAGCAACCTAAAACGCGAAACGCGCTCGGGCCGTGGGGCATTTGTGTGGGTGGTCAGCGATTAACTGTGCCAATCAGGTTTCTGGCCCAATCCCCTGCACAAGGGTGGCAATCAGGCCCATACTGACCTCAGTTCAAACAACCACCCCATGAACAACCAGTTCCAAGTTGGCGAAACCTATTACGGCACCCTCGCTGTTGCCCATGGCGATTTTCCTGTTACCTGCATCAAGCGCACCGCAAAAATGGTGACCTTTGAGCACGCAACGCTTGGCCACTGCTACGGGACAAAGCGCAGCAAAATCCACGACCACGGCGAATATGGCGAGTCAGCCCGTTTCCATGGCTGGTACATCAGCAGCACCAAAAAAACTGGCGGTGACTTCGACACGCTGACCATCTGACCCCCACGGGGGCTTTGCCCCCACATTCCCACTTCTCCCCCTAAATCAATGAACAGGCTTTACCGACCACAATCTTTCCCCGGCTGGCTAGCACCGCTTTTTACCTGCGGTCTGCTGGCTCTGCTTGGCGGTGCATTTTGGGTCTCGCTAACCAGCACCCTTGACCAAATGACAGAACGCGACTGCCGCCTAGGCGTTCAGGCCGCCTGCGAACAACTCAACAAATAAAAGGACAAACCCCGTGAAACAACCACCCCTGGCCGATCCTGAGAACGTCGCCAAGATCCTCAGGACATGGCCGCAGATCGAAGCGGTTTATGGCCCCGGCAGCAAGTTCTATGAGCAGGAGCAGTTCTGATGGACTTTAATTTTGAATCAGTACACGATGACAAGGGTTATTTTGACGACCCTGCATACAGCCAAAGCGATCTCAAACTTGTTCTTGACTGCCCGCAACTGCTGTGGGAAATGAAATTCAACGGCGGACGGCGAAAGCAACCCACTGCGGCAATGCAGAGCGGAACCATTGATCACATGGCCGTCCTAGAGCCTGACAAGTTTTACGCAAACTACGCAGTCTGTGGACCGCGCAACACAAAGGCAGGAAAGGCCGCCGCTAAAGCTGCAGAAGATGCTGGCCTTGAGCCAATCACTCAAGCTCAAGATACCGAGGCTCACAACGTCAATGTCGCAATCAGGCGGCACCCAGTGGCGAAACAATTGCTGGCTGATGGTGAGCCTGAGGTTTCTGTTTATGGGGAAGACGCAAGCACCGGTTTGAAGGTCAAAGGCAAGCTTGACTGGTTTGACGATGACAGGATTGTTGATTTAAAAACTGTTGGCCTTGGTGGGGCTAGCCCCGCTGCGTTCACTAAGCAAATCGTCAACTTTAAATATCATTTGCAGGCCGCCCATTATTTAGAATTGACAGGGGCAAGGACCTTTATTTTTCTAGTTGTCGAGCGTGAACCGCCCTATCAAATCGGCGTTTACGAACTAGACGATGACGCCTTAGCTGAAGGCCGATGGCTACGCAAAAAAGCACTAGACACCGTGGCATTTTGCCTCGCTGCCAATAGCTGGCCCGGTTACACGCCAAACCAACCGCAAACCCTTTCGCTGCCCCTTTGGGGCTTTGACAAATGAGCTTTTCAAAAGAACAAGCCGAGGCTTTGATTCAGCCTCTTGATCGCAAGCACGTAAAAAGCCGCTCAGGCGGCGGGAACAGACAGCTTTCCTACATTGAGGGCTGGCATGCAATCGCAGAAGCCAACCGCATTTTTGGCTTTGGCGGATGGACCAGCGAAACGCTGCACATGGAATGCGTCTGCATGGAAGGCACCATCTCATACATTGCAAAGGTGCGCGTGACGATTGGAAGCATCAGCCGTGAAGGTTGGGGGGCTGGCCATGGGCGCGGCGGCAGCGTAGGAGACAAGCACGAATCAGCCGTGAAGGAAGCCGAAACAGACGCCCGCAAGCGTGCATTGATGACCTTCGGCAATCAGTTTGGCCTAGCCCTTTATGACAAAGAGCAAGCCAACGTTGAGGATGGCAGCACAGCCAAACCTGAGCCGTCTGCCGAATACAAACGGCAAGTTGCCACTAAGGCGGAGATGGACAAAGATCCGCTGTTCCGCTGGACGCACCGCATCGCTCAACTAACTGCCGCAACCAATTGGGCAGAGGTTGAAGTCCACATTCGCCAAAGCAAGGATTTCAATGACGAGCAACGCGAACAACTGCTGAAAAAACTAGCCGAGGCAAAAGCTAGAGCCGCTGAATTTACCAACCCAAAATCATGACCCAAGACCAGTATGACCCGGACTACGCCGGACCCTTTTTCACTGAACAGCAGTTAGCGCAACGTTGGGGCAAACACACGAGCACGCTGGCCAGGTATCGCAAACACGGGACTGGCCCTGTGTTCTACAAAGTGTCCCAACTTGCATACGGTCCCAGAATACCGGTGATCCGTTACAGGCTTCACGACGTGCTGGCCTACGAGCTGGCAAATTCAATCTTTCCTGATCTTCACAACAATGTCTGAATACATCCCAGCACTGCCCGTCAACGGCAAATGGAGCGTTTACGAAAACGGCCCTGACCACGAATACAAGCCCAACGGCAAAAGGCTTGTGCTCAAGATTCCTGTCGAATCTGTTGCAGCGTTTGCACAGTATTTGATGACCCTTGCGGATGACACCAGCAAGCACAAGGACATGCAAGTTTGGAATCGTGACGCTAAAGAACTTAAATCACACAAGTGCATCAATGTCGGCTTCAACGCCAAAGACGGCGCAACAGATGCTGACGGCTGGTATGGCAGCATTGCCCCGGCTGCATTAACTCCACCAGTTGCAGCAGAAGGTTGTTCGATGCCTGCAACACTGCAAGGCAGCAACGACAACGACATCCCGTTCTGATGGCAAGCCCTGAACTAGAGGCGTTTCACGCGCTTGTCGGTATGGGCATGATTTTGGAGGGCGAGTTTTTCTCGCCTTCTAAGGCCGCAGATAGCCACTACACGGAATTGCTCAAAGCGGTTGAAAAAATACGAAAACAGCCAATTAAACAGACCGCATCATTTCATCAGCCTCAATCTCAGCAATCCGTTTCACCGCCTGACTCAAAAGCTTTGACTGATGCCACGCTTGGCGGGTAAGCCCGCTGCAAAGCTCCTGCAAAGCGTGGACATCTTCAACGTTGTGGATGGAGCGAATTTGCCGCTCAAGGGTCAGCTCTTCCTCCAGCGTTTGTTTTACGCTCATCCAGTTCCAGCTCATTGGCTTTCAAGGATTGGAGAATTTTGCGCTCCTTTGAATAAGGAGCCCGTGCCCGTATGTAATCATGCACCCCGTGAATTAGCCAGTCAGGCGGCCAACAGTTGCTCCAGTTGACCGGTTGCGCACAGCCGACAACCACCGTGCTCCAAAAGGCGATCAAGTATGACCACAGCCAATAGAGGTTCAATCCTCTAACCCGCCTTCAATTTTCGTCAAAGGAGCCGGCTGCAGAGCTGAGACTGAAACCCCTTCCATCTCATCCATCCACTCGCGCAAAGCTGCCCCAGTTGGCGTGTACTTTGGCCACTTCACAGCCTTGAGCACATCAGCAGCGGTCAAGCAAATGAAGCTTGCATGCGGCACCCACACCAGATAGCTCGGCGGGCCTTCGCGTGGCTTGCGGTAGGTGACGCTAAGTGCGTTCGCTCGTCTGAACTCTTTTGCTGCTGTCATCCGATCAGTTTTTGTTTACCGTGTGCGCTCCCTCTCTATGAGCGGGTCAGTCAGGCTTGCAGGGGCGTCCGGCCTGCCAATTAGCTCATGGCGCGAGAACCATGCGCAACGCCCCAATCATTCGTCATCGACAAGGATCACCCAGCCGCTACCTGGGCCTTCCACCATCCAGCGTTGATTAAAAGTGCCCCGTGGCACCCTGACGTTTTTGCCCCCATAGCGGTTTGGATGGCCGCCACGTTCAATCGCTGGAGCGCCCATTGGGTCATGAAGCACAAAGGCAGAATCACCAGTTGACTCGGTGCCTTCAAACCCAACAATCACGCTCCAATGACCGCATGAGTTTGAGTCGCACATAGGTGGATGGCCTCGCAGCATGTTGCCCTTATGCAGCCACCCCACAAGCACAGGCCGACCGCTAGCAATCTCTGCTTCGACTAACGCCCCGTCTGCATCATTCCTGAACTCGGCGTGGAGCCCAAGTTCTCGCAACGTCCTGACCTGGGCTCTTACGTCTGTCGTGTCGCCAAACCTTTTCCGTACCTCCCCATACTCTTCTGCGGTTTTCACCTTGCCGTACAGCAGCGCGACCATTGCCGCTGATGCGTCTAAACATCGCCTGTGCCCCTTGTACTGAAAATCAAGTTGGTGAACATAAGGCACAACAGCCCTTTGAGCGATGCCGCTGGCTTTCCACGCCTCAAACCACGCTGCATCCTCAGCTAACAATTCCTGCGGCAAAGCGTCTTCCAGCTCTTTTACTGCTGCGGCTTGATGGGGCGTTCCACGGAAATACTCGAAGAACGGCAAGAGTGCAAGCGCCATCAGGTTCTTAAAGCGAGCCGTCATTGCACCAATCCTGACGTGCTGCAGGCTTTGCCGCCATCCACAAAACCTGCGTAATAAATTAAAGCGCCAGCAGCTAGGAACATCGCTGACAATCCCGCGAGCACTCCTGAAAACACTGCAAAAAAGACGCGCTTGCGAATCATGTCTTAGATCTAGGCGGGAACAAGTTCTTTTCTAAAAAATCTGCCACTGAGTCATCGACCGTGTTGTCAGAGCGTTTTGCGTATGCCTTGATCAGATCTACAACCAACCGTTTCAGACTCTCAGACCGCAAAAACCGAAAAAGGATTGGCTTCAGGACCAAGAACATTTGAGTTCCTCAACTATTGAAAGTCTAGTTTCTGTTTGCGTGCCCTTCCAGTCTTGCCACCGACGCCTCCAAATCAGCAAGCCTTGCAAATACTTCTTGGTTGACGCTTCTTATGTCCGTGTGCAGCACATCGAGCTGGCGGCTGAGGTTGTCCACAGCAACGGTCAAGCGCACTAGCGAATCTCTGCCCTGTTGGTTTTGCTGCCTCAGACCTGTAACGCCAAGCCCCGCAACGGTGATTGACGCTCCAGCCGCAGCAGCCCAGACTTCAACCATGCTTCGACCTGCATTGGCTCCATCATGGCAGAACCGCAAGAAAGTCAAGAAAAGGAAGGCGTAGCAATCGCGGACGTTGTGAAATGCGCTGTTTTGGTATGGAGCGCGACATTGCTGACTGTCTCTTATCTGGGCTTCTTTCCTCAAATGAAAATGGACAACACGTTCGTGGCTAGTTTGCTTACGGGGGCAATGGCCTCTTTTGGTATTGAACGCAAGACTGCTAACCAGCAGAAAAAACAGCCACCTAAGATTGATTCAAAGGAGCCACTAAAATGAAGCACTTCCTGCCTTTGGTAACGTTGCTGGCTTTTGGCCCAGCAGCGCACGCTGATCTAAATCACAAGATTCAAAGCAGTGTTTCGCTCCAGGTTGGTGGTGCGATGACAACCGCAGAACGCATTGGAAGCTCATTCAGCATCAGCGGCTCAGGTGTTGATACAACTGATGGCACCACAGCAAACACCATCTCAGCAGGCACAATCACGTCCGGTGTTTACGCTCCAGGCACAATCGCTGTGACGCAGGACACACCTGGGAACGCTTTTAGCTTCAGTCAGTCGTACACGCAGGGTGATGCCGTCCCAACATCAGCCATTACTGCAGGCACTGTCCCTAACTTTTCTAGCTTGCAGTCCACAGCTTCAGGAACTGCTGGCGACTTGGCGGGCACAGTGTCACCAGCAGGCGCACTGACAATCACTGCAGGTGGCGCCAACACTCTTGGCATTGGCCAGTTCGTAACTGAACTCACCATCGACTGATGCGTGTTCTGCTTCTGCTGCTGTGCGGACTAATTGGCGAGGCGTTTGCTTTTGCTAAACCAGCACAATCCGTTCCAGTAGTGCCCAATTTTTCAACTGGTTCAATGACCAGTCATACAGAAACCAGAAGCAATGTCACCGAAACTATTGTCTCCGAAAGCTACGGCACAGGCTGGCAATACTCTGTCAGTGGCACCAACATTGAACCCGTCAATGGAGCAAGCCTTACGCCAGGCACAACAACAGTAAACGGATGGTCAGCCCTAGACGTCACCAAAAAGCCAAGCTGGAAGATCGCCAACCCCGGTGGTGCGTTTCAGTTTGTCGAAACCTATTCAGGGCCAGGGCTCAGCAATGTGACCACAATTCAGCGGGTCACCGAAATCGAGCAAATCACAGACACTATCTCTACCTTTTCGCAGTAGTTCTAGCGTCACCAGCTAACGCCGAAACAATCGGTGGCGTGTCTGCCACTGCCGCTCCAACTGCAACCAGCTCTGGCAGCGTCACCAATCAAGCGGTGATGATCGCGCCTAGCGCAGCGTTCCAAAACACCTACGGCAACGGCATTCAATGCCAAGGCCCCACCCTTACAGT